GCGTCAAACATTCTTGGAGATGAGGGTTTCATTCCAATTGTTGGATGATTGAATTGAGGACCTTGAATTTCTTTTTTGTGGTCTGTTCTCTTTCCAATGATCTTTAGATTTTTCATCAAATCTTCTGGGATGAATGTCTCTTCATCCCAAAAGAAAGCTCCATGCAGGTTCTTGACACCCGCAGCTTGAAGCTCATCAAAACGCTTCCAGTGCCTCTCTACGGCTTGTTGATAATCTTCCATAGGAAGACTGAGGGTATAAAGAGTTATGGTTTTGAACGAACCCTGGGGGCGTTTGTGATAGGGTAAATCACGTCTTCCTGGGGCTCTGTCTTTTGAACTTGCCCATCCAACCCAAGAGTTTTGCATTGCTGATGGTTTTGAAGAAACAAAAAGACCCTTCATGCCAAACTTTGGTGAATAACGTGGACGAAGAACATTCACGTTCTCTGGTGAAGCATGATAAAGGGTCTTTAGCCTTGGCATATTTTGGTCAAAGTTTGTTTAGAGATTTCTTATCTCTTCTTCAATAAGAGCACCGACAATTTGTCGAATTCTTCTTTCATAAGTGACACCACCCTCAACTTCTTTTGGTTTTGAAAGCGGTTTCTTTACACGAACTTTGCCCTTCGGAGAAGGAGGAGCATCTGTTACATATTTCCAAATGAACCATGTGATAGCTTGAACTTGTTGTGGTGTCAAACCGACAATGTCTGCAACTTTCTTATAGTCCTGAATGACTGCGATGCGTTCTCTCTTTGTTAGACCCTTCAAGTTCTTCAAAGCAGCCTTCTGTCCTCTCCAAACATTGATTGCATGTCCATCAAGAACAAGATCACGTTGAAGTTGTTGTGGATTTGCAAGAGACTGAAAGAATACCGTAACTTTTGGTCCATTTACAATTGAAAGGTCACCTGTATCCAAAATTGCATAAGCTTTATTTACATTGCTCTTATATGCAGGGATCTTATCATAATGTTGGGCTGTTTCATCACCATTCATTCTCTTCCAATTTGAGATTGTACGGTCTGCTGCCATCAAGTTCATCTTCCAACCAAGGTTAGGAGAAAGAACAGCACAAACACCAGCACAAACCTCAACAGGAATATCCCATTTCTGTGCAAGTTGCTTCACATGATTGTGAGCATGTTCATACCAGTTTCCCCAATAGTCAATCTCTGCTTTTGTTGCTTTCTTCAAGACAGCAAGGATGTTGTGATATCCTTCATTCTTGTGAAGATTGAGAGACTGAGAGTGGATCTTCTCTCTCTTTGGTTCATTCATGACATAATCGATGCTGCTTACATCAACATCTTCTTGTTCGTTCAAGAATGGAAGTTTGTGAAACAGGAAATTTTGTAGTTGTTCAAAGATATTCATATTTTATTGATCTCTAGGCAATAAATAGTGTTTGTTATTTTGTTGTCAAACACTAATATCAAATTTGAATGTATAAACTACAAAATTCGGCTGGAATTGGAATTTTTGACCAAAATTCATGAGGACAGATTACAGGTTTTCCTGTTGCCCATGATATTTTTGCACCAATCTCTTCTTTGAAACTGCTTACGTCTACAGCAATCACTTTTGGTTGATGTTGTTCTATCTACCTTGTTTCACATTGAGTTTCCAAGATGAATTTGGGATTGTCTGTCAACCAAACTACAGGCTTCGGGTTTATTGTAGTTATTCCTTTTGTCTTACATGGAATAAGACCTTCGTTTAGGATGTTTTCAACTGTGTTTGCCTTGGCAACATGATAAAGGTATATCATAATTTCACCCACCCTCCTGAACTCTTCGTCTTTCCTTGTACCATCAAATGAAATGCTTTGTAGGAGAGGTTTCTCTCTTTGCACCATTCCCGAACTGAACCCTCAATCTTGCAGACTTCTCCTGTAGACAAGTTCTTGACCTCAATGCCTGCTGAATGCTTGTTCCAACGCTTATAGGCATTGATTGAGGCTTCCTTCTTTTTCTCTGAAGTGTTCCATGTGATCTTGTTCTTCTGGCTCACAATGGCTTTTATGGCATCTGTACGAGAAGTTGCTCTTCCATCTGTCTTTGGGTTATAGGGTTTCTTGTTTCTGCTTCCAATACGAGAACCCGCTTTCAAACAAACATTATAACAATTCTTTCCCTCGTCAAAAAACTGATCAAGAAAATGTTGTTCTCTTTCAAGAAGTTTGGTCTTGTCCTTTTCAACAATCTCAACGACTTCAAACATGAAGGCATCTTCTCCGTACTTGTTGAAGGCATGTTGAAGCGGTGGGTTTGAGTGTCTTCCATTTTTTAAATCACTCAAATGACCAACAGCTCTCATTCGAAAATTCTTGGTTGAACCATAATACACCTTTCCATTTTGAACGTTTGTAATTTTGTAAATCCCGCTTTGATTTGATTTGCCATGATAATACAACTTCATATTCACCTCTATTTAGAGTGATTTCAAAGCAAAAAGTTGTCTCGCATATCTAGCGGAAAGACAAAAAAGAAAGGCTCTTTCGAGCCTTTCTTAGTGTTCATTCTAGTTTACAAAGAAATTAGATTATTCCCATATCAAGAACCGTAACGGTTGCGTAGAAGTCCGAACGAACCATCTTCTTACCGTAACGTGTCATGATACCCTTACGAGGCGTGAAATCCTCCTGTGCGTAGATCACAGGTGTAAGGATAAGAGGAATGTATGGAGCGTAGATATAACCACTCTCAAGGAAAGTGTTACCCTTCAATCCGATAAGAATCTTGTTCGCTGGGAAGTAAGGATCCTTATAGACTGTGTAGCGGCTGTTAAGTTGACCTGCTGGCTCTGCACCAACTGTCATTCCATCACGAACCTGTCCATCGCTATCGATCTTGTACTGAGGCTTGTAAGCAACCATGTGCTCAAAGATTGTGCAGACCTGTGGTGAGGTCACAATGAAGTTACCTGAACCACGGAGCGTCTTTGTGTGAATGGTGTTTGCAGCGTCAGAGATTGTCTCGACAAGTGTCTGGTACCACTGTTGAACGTCAGCGTAGACCATTGGTCCTGGGCTGAGGGTGTTGTTCTGAAGAGCTTCACCACCAGTGTACTTGTTGACCAAACGTCCTGGAGCACGGCTCCAGAAGAGGTTTGCAGCGTTTGCCTGCGTAAGAAGGTCATTCAAGATTTCACGGTCGATTTCCAACGTGATCATTTCGCTGAGGATGTTGGTCAACTCAACTTCAATGTCAATGTTGTAGAAAGCCGTAAGGTCTTGAGCCATTTCTGGCGACCACTTAGCACGAAGCTTACGGGTCTTTGCAGTCACAGAGGTTGACTCAATCTTGATATCAACATCTGGAATCTTTGGTGATGGCTCATCAACAGCGAAGTTAGACTCGAACGATGGGATCGTAAGAGTTGCACCGTCGTTGTTTACTGAGAGTGCGTCTGTGATAACAGCCGAACCAGTTACGAACTCACCCGATGGAACTGCACCAGTGTTGCTCAAACGAACAACGAACTGAATGTGGCTTCCGTTGAATGGATCTGGAACGAAGGTTCCGTTTACAGGATCGAAGTTACCGCGCTTGTTCAACTTACGAAGGTTGAGAACGCCTGCTCCGCCTTGGTAGTTTTCACCCCATGCGACAGCGCCTCCTGGCGTTGGTTGACCTGCGGTTGCAGCGAAACGTGAAAGAACGATTTGGTCAAGAGCAGAGCTGTCGAAACCGCCAACTGCTGAGGTCCAAAGAGAAGCTGAAACGTGAACGAAAGCGTAGTCAAGGACTGCGGTTTCAACGTCACGCTCAACATTCGAATCGTAATCTACGAAACGTGCATTGAAGCCTGTGAAATCTGCTGAAGAACCAACGGTTGCAGCAGGGGTCCAAGTTGAACCTGAAACCCAAGCACCGATGGAGTTTGAAAGAACAGCTACAACACCTGTCTTATGAACACGGCTGTATCCTGTACCAACGTTGTCATACATACCACCTGTTGCAAGTGAACCGGAGCGAACTCCTGCGCCTGCTGGGTTGTTGTAGACTGATTGACCACGAGCGTATCCGTAGACTCCGCCTGTTCCGGAAAGGTCAACACCAGCGTCGCCACCAACGTTGTTTCCGTATGTGTAATCAAGATAGAACAAAAGTCCTGATGGAAGGCTCATTGGCTGAACGCTAACGACCTCATTTGCAATCAATCCTGCGAATACTCGACGGACGATTGGGAATGCGACGTTAGAGAAACCAACAACCTGACCACTTGAAACAAGACTTGCTCCACCCGTTGAAAGGGAGTTTGCTTCGCGAAGAAGCTCTGCTGTCTGGTTCTCAAGAAGGATAGCAAGGTTGTCTCGCTTCAAACCACGAAGACCCTCAAGCAAGCCATGCTCTTTCCATTTCTTTACAAGACGAGGTGCATCTGCTGCAACCTTCGATCTGTGAAGATTTTCCGCTAACTGCGATAGTGTAAATTTACTCATATTTCACCTTTGTAACTTATCAACCAAATTTTATTCAGTCGGCATCCTTTTTCTTAATTCCTGAAAGGACCTGCCAACGTTCGAAGGAACCAATTGCTGGTTCATACGAGCTTTCGCGGAGGGCTGCCGATGGAGATCCCGACTTGGTTGTCGCAGATGTAGAACCTGGCATTTTCTGTCCTTTGCTTGCCTTCTCGTTAAGAACCTTCTCAACTTTAAGATAAACATCTTTTGCTTCGGCGAGAGATTTTGCGTTATCCAAGAACTCTGCGATCTTAATCTTTTGAGTTTTTGTAACATCCTCACGAGCGAACAAACGGTTTGCATATACAAGCTTAGCCGTTGTTAGTCTTTCTTCTTGTAGCTTCTTCTCAAGATTCTTCTTCTCAAGAAGTGCTTTTTGAACCATCTTCTTAGCTTGTTCGCTAACTACTGGTTTACGAACTGGTGCTGGAGCTGGTTTGCGTGCTTGTGGCTTTGAAGGAGCCTTCTTTGAGGTCTTTGACTCTTGAAGTTTCTTAAGTTGTGAAACAACCTTACGACGGATGGACTCAACCAACTCATCATCAAGGAGCATTTCCTCACCCTCGTCACCAAGGTCTGAACCACCAAGTTCATCTCCACCAAGCTCTGAATCAAGGTCATCTCCACCAAAATCATCTGATGCACCAAGACCCTCGGCGTCATCAACAACCTCAAGCTCTTCATCGTCGCCAAGGTCAGACAGGTCAAGATCCATTCCATTTACTGTAAGAAGGAATTCGTCCTCGCCTTCCATATCAGAATCCATGTCGTGATCAATGTCAATAGCAAGGTCACCCTCACCCATGTCACTGTACTCACCAAGATCCATGTCTTCTGCCATAGCCATTTTCTTCT